GGCCGATTTGGTGATCGCCGCTTCTGGATCGCTTACGCCCGTCACGCGGTATACGTCGAGGTTTTGATTGACATCGGCTTCGATCTGGCTTTGTGTGGCGGCAGTGATCTTGCCCAGCAATTCGCCCCGGTGCTTGAATTGCAGCGTGTCCATGCCTTGCTGAAAAGCACCGCGCACTTCGGGATCGCCGTAGGTGTTTTCAAGATCTGCGCGCTGCGAGTTCACCTTTTCGTCGAACGCGGCCAGCTGCTCATCAGGCGACTTTAGCGCGGGATTGGCCAAGATCTCTTTCTGCCATACGCCCATTTGCTGATCGGCCATGAGTTGATCGCGCTTGGCACGTGTGGTTTGGGCAATGCGCGCGAGCCGGTCAAGCTCCGCTTTCTGCTGGGCAAATAGTGCCTTCTCCGCTTGCTGCTGGCGAAAGACCACATCGCTCGCGGACTGAACGGCGCCGCCGATCTCGGCCATGCCGCCGGACTTGTCATAAGCCTGCGGCACCACGCGCGGGCCGCGGGCGCTCTCGACGACCGGCGCCGTTTCGTTGCCGAATGCTTGTAGGCCAGTGATTCGCGGCATGTTGCCCCCTAGGGATCAGTTTTCCACTTCGACCACGCCGACGCGCCGCCGCTGATGGCGTTGGCGATGGCGGTGCGGTTGGCGCTCTTGACTGCGTTGCGGCCGGCCTTGCCGAACTGCGCGGCCTCGTCGACCGACGCGGCGGCCACGTCCTCGAGGCGCTGCGCCTGGCGCTCGCCGAGTAGGATGGTGTTCAAGGCGTCCTCGTCGGCGCGCTTGGCAATCTCGGCCTGCACGTCGGCGGCGGTGCCGGTGTTGACGTTGACGCCCGAGGCGCCATAGGCCGCCCGCGCCTGGCTCACCACGTCGCCGCCCTGGCGCCGCGTCTTGCCCGCCTGAATGCCGGCAACGTCGCGATACGATGCCGCGTCCACCAGCGCGCGGCGCGCCTCCGTCAGCGATGAAGTCGCCTGCGCGTCGTACATGTCGGCCGCGTCCTGGCCCGACGAAAGCGCGCCGTAGACTTTGACGCCAGTCCCGACCAGATCAAAGATCGTAGAAAGATCGAACGCCATGGCTACCCCTCGTTGACGGTATAGCGGCGCGTGATGCGGCGCACTGTCCATTTGTACGGGTGGATCTGACGAATGCGCACCGATCCATCGTCCCAATTCATGTTGATGTCGCGGCGCTTGCCGGTCACAGCCGGCGGCGGCTGGTCGAGCACTTCCGGGCCGAACCTAAACCACCGCTGATCGGCGCCTTGGATCTCTAGCCCGATGGTGTCGTACAGATCGACGATCACTTCATGCACGCGCAGTTTCGCGCCGCCGAAGCTCGCGCCGGTCGGCTCGATGCCGGGCAGTGTCAGCGCCGAGTAGAACGGCAGCCCGGCCTCGATGGCGGTGACATCGCGATCGGTGGTCACTGCGCCGGCGGTCACGACCTTATCAGTCATTTCCCGGCCGTCGCCGAGCACGTCCACCGTCAGCCCTTCCAGGTGGTCAAAGCCCGCCCAGCTGGACGACGCCGCGCCGGTGCCGGTCACGGCGCAATCGGTCGAAAGGGTGTAGTCCGCGAGTTCGATATAGGTGACGGTTGAGCCGCCGACGGTGCGCTGCACGGCGAGCCACAATTGATCCTCTGTGCCATAGGGGATAGTCGCGCAGCTGATGAAGCCGCCTTGCGTCGTCTGTCGCGACCAGCCGAGCACGTCATGCTCAAGGATGCCGGTCTGCCGGTAGAGGCCGCACGCCACCAGCACGCCGTCGCTGCGAATGCCGTACAGCTGTGGGTGCGGGCGCTTGGTATAGGCGAGTTCCGTGACGCCAGCTTGCAATAGGTGCTCGGACTCCCAGGATATATCCGGCGACCAAAGCGCGTTTTCCGTCTGCTGCCACGCCAGCGCCCGGATCTTGGTGCCGCCGTCCTGCGCGTAGATGAGATCGTTGTTGACGAACAGCGGCCGACAGGCGGAGGCGCCATTGAGCGCGCCGGTGCGCGGGCGGATATTGGTCGGCGTCATGGCGTCGTCGCTGCCGGTGCCGGCGGTCATTTCGGCCGAGCCCGTCAGCGCGAGCAACGTCGTCGGCGCGCTCACCAGGTGCATGATGCTAGACATATCGTAGGCGAAAAAGTCCTGATAGAACCCCGCCGCGTCGCGCACGCCGCGCGATAGGTCATAGATCAAGCCCGTCGCCGACGACCACAGGCGCACCGGCTCTGATACCGTGCCGCCGAACATGAGGCGCTGTTCATGCAGCGCCACGGCGCGCGGGTAGCCGCGGGCGGTGCTCCACGTTTTCGGCTCAAGCGTCCACGACTCGGAGGCGATCACATCGCCCGCCGCGGTGCCGCTCTTGCACACTTCGCGCACGCGGCCGGTCACGATCGTTGTCGAGGTAAAGCCGGTGATCTGGATCAATCCGTCCTCGACGCCGACATATGAGCCCACATCGCCCGCGCGCCAGCCGGCGGCGCCCAGCGTCAGCGTGGCGGCGCCGTTCTTCTTGTTGGTGATAGCGGTCAGCGTCAGCGTCGTTTTCGGCGACTCCGTGATCGTCCACTCGCCCGAAGCGTAGGCCGTCGCCTGGAAGCCGGTCGCGGTCGCGTTGACCTGCGTCGTCGAGGTAAAGCCGGTGATCACGGCCTCGCCAATGTCGGCGATGACGGTGCGCCCAACGTCGGCATTTAGGAAGGCGGCCACGCCGCTGGTGATCGTGATGGCGCCGCTGGCGGCCGATAGCGTCGCCGTCGTGGCCGGGCTCAGGCCCGACTCGGCCGACGGGTAGACGATGAACGGCGCGGCTTGGATCTTCCACTGCGTGCTGCTGATCCGCACTATCTGGTAGGGCACGACCGACGGATGCACCACGATCGCCTTGTCGCCGTACTGCACCCACTCAAGATCGGGCAGCATGGCCTCGGTCCACGGCGTGACCGCTTCGATCGGCGTGCCGGGCGGCGACTCGATGCGGGAGGATTGCGTATAAAACCGGGCATAGAGATCGCCGAGTTCCAGCACGTACGCTTGCGTCACGGAGAAGCGAAACGCCATCAGGCGCACTTGCTTGTCGGGGAACTTGGCCGGCGCGATATAGCGCGTTCCCCAGCGCCGCGTGGCGCCGCCCTGGACCAACACGAGCGCGTTTTCTAGCTCGGCGCAGCACTGTTGGAAGCGCGGCAGATCGGTACGGCCGAGCATGAGCGGCGACCACTCACCGGCGGCGAAGGCGCTTTGCGTGGTTTCAGTGCGTGCCATTAGCGCCGCCATAGCGGGAAGTCAGCAGCGGGCGGTCGCCCATCGTCTCGCCCGGTTCCTCGGAGGCGTTGACGCCGCGCGCGAGCTTCAATAGGGAAGTCAGCTGCGAGGCGAGTGCGTCGGCCTTGGTGTTGCTGCCGGTGATCGGGTAGGCCAGCAGCCACGCCATATGCACGGTGCACGCCTCGGTCAGCAGCGCATCCCACGATGGTACGTCCTGATTGTCGTAGACGTAGCGCAGCACCGGCGCGGCGTCATTGCACAGCAGCAGGCGCCCCTCCTTCTCATAGTCGATCGGTGCGGTGCGGTCGCCGAGGCCGATCGTGCGCAGCCAGTCGGATGGCAGCTGTAGCGCATATGTCCAGTCTTGCCCGGCGACGGTAACGGCCAGCGGCGCCAGTGTCGTGCGCTTGCGGGCGGCTGACCAATTGGCCATGCGCAGGGTCGCTTGCCGGCAGGTGTCCCAGAGGTTCGCGCAAAGGCCGCTTGAGTCCTCCGAAAAGGCATTGATTGTCGAGGCGCCGAGCATGAGGCGCGCATTGCTGCAGATCTGGATCTCTGACGTGGCCATCGATTGCCCTCAAAAAAAAGCCCGGCACTTGGCCGGGCTAGAGTATCCCAGGGGAGAGACCCTGTGTTAGTCCATCACGTAAGGCATCATCAGCCGGATGATCTGATTGTTGGCAATCTGCGCGCCCGCCACGACGCTGATCAAGGTCGCGTCGTCGGTGGTGGACACATACAGGTTGTCGGCGTTGGCCGAGTTGTCCGAGATGCGCCAGGGGTAACCGGTGAAGGTCACGGGGACCGCCGCGCTGGCCGTCGCCGGCGCATTCGCGAGGTTGCCGAAAGTCACGGTACGGTTGACCACATCGACGGCCGTCACATAGGACGCCAGCGGGATGCCCGTCCCGACGCACAGATCGCCCACCGATGCCGCACCGACGCCGAGCGCGGTGGTCAGCTGGAAACTGCCTGACACGGTGTTCATCGTGGAGGCTTTGACCAAGGTCGAGAACGGCGAGGCGATGCCGAGCGTGAGCACGGCGGCCGCGGCGACCGAGCTTGCGGCCAGGTGGCGCGTGGCCAGCATGTTGTCGCCGACGGTGAGGGTGCTCGACGCCGTGCCGGCGTTGCACGCCAACTGCCCCAGGTGCGGCAGGATATTGGCGCCCAGCGGCAGCTGGCCCCAGATGATTCTATCGGCAATGGCCGGGGTGGTGCCGGATGCCGGCGCCTGGTAGACCGACATCCACATACGGAGCCGGCCGTGGTACTGATCAACGCGGCTTTTCTGCGGCGGCGCGGCGATCGAGCGGTTGATAACAGAAGCGTTAAAATTTGCCATGTGTGCTTGTCCTCATGGGCGGCGAGGCTAAGCCTGCGCCGCTGTGATTCTTACTCGAAGCAGCCGATTTCGACGACGCCCTCATCCTCGAGGCGCACCGCACCAATCGACATGCGCGCGTAGACCTGAACCGAATAGTTCTTGGTCGGCAGCGTGTCGATGCTGGTCACGATGTCCTTGCCGATGCCGAGTGCAACCGCCGGCTTGCACCAGGCAACCGCATAGCGAGTCGTGCCGGACTTCGCAAGGCGCTCCGAGCGAATGAATCGAAAACCGAGGAAGGTATTGATCTGACCTTCCGCCAGCGCCTTGACGCTGTTGTAATCGATGTTCTTGATCTCGGTGGTGCCGTAAAGGTTCGTCAGCTGCTTGGACGAGCAGGCGATCACGCGGCTCGGGGTCGGGCCCTGGCCGGTGGCGTCCTGGCCCTCGTCGGCCTCAATCTCGGCCGCGTCGAGCAATTCCTTCGCGGTCAAGAGTTTCGCCAGGGTCAAGCCGGTGCCGCCTTCCGCAATCTTCTGCGCGGACGGGAGAACCTGCGTGCCGCCGCCGGTGCGGGCGGTGCCACGGATGGCCGCATAGATCACGTCATCCTTCGCGCGGTTGAGCGCCTGAACCATGATCTTCGGATACTTCGACTTCGGATCGGCCAGCAGGCGGATCTCGTCCATTTCGTCGACGAGTTCGGCGGCGCCCTTGTCGGTCAGGTCGAGCCAGCGACGCGAGTGCGGCGTCTCGACATACTTGGTATCAGCGTGGCGGCTGGTGATGTCATACGCATGGACCTTGCCGACGCGCTCCATGGCCTTGGATGCACCGACGATGCCGCCCGCATTCACAACGAACGGGGCAAAGCGGGCGGTCATTTGCTGCCCGGTTTCGTAGAAAGTATTCGAGTACGCCTGTACGACGTTTTCGCTGATCTGCTGCGACATGGCGCGGCCTCCGATAATGCAAACACGGTTTGAAGCGTGCCGGCTTGTCGGTTGGCCGCTATGCAGCGGGCCGCCTTGCGTGGCGTGATGGGTCTAGAGCGCGGGCCCTTTCAGGTTGGCCGCTGGGGATAGATTAGAACAGGTTGGCGGAAAATGCCAAGCCCGGCGGCGGATGATGGTTTACCGCCGGGCTTGGCCCGCCCAGGGATCAGGCGCCGAGCTTGTCCCGGCGATAGGAGACCGTATCGCGAATGCCGCGCGCGGCGCACTCGGCCAGCCACTTGTCGCGCTTGGCGACGGCGGCGGCGTGCTCGGGGTGGTCGCCATTCATGAGCGCCCCGGCGGGCGTCTTGTAAAGCGTGTTGATCTCCTGCGTCAGCGTGTCGAAGCCGTCGACGGGCGCGCTCGCATTCGGCGGCTTGCCTTCCTTCATCGCCCCCCACACGCGCGCCATGACGTTGATGATCGCCGGGTTGTCGGGGATGGCTTCGATCGTGGCCATTTCCTCGGGCGTAGCGAATGCCTGAAAGGCCCGGAAGTATTCGGCCTTGATGCGCTTGGCGCCGGCTTCGCCGCCATGCTCGGCGACCAGCGCCGCGTGCGTGTCGGATACCTGGCGCGCGACGAACGACTCGACCGCGCCGTCGGCGGCCTCGGTAACGCCGCTTAGATGCTCGCGCAGGAAGGCGTTGTATTGCTTGTTGTTCAAGCCTAGTTCGTGCGCCCACTCCTGGAATGGCTTGGCCGCTTCCGGGGTAAGGTTCCAGGTTTCGCCCTCGACGGGCTCGACGGCATACTCGCCGGGCTCTTTCGGTGGTAGGTCGACGCCGCCCTTAAACCGCTTTTGCAGTTCGGTGTAGGACTTGGCGAGCGCGTCGGCCCGCACTTCCTTGGTCTCGGCGTTCCAAAATTTTTCCTCGCACCAGTCCGGCCGGCCGTCAGCGGCAGGCGCCGGCGGATCGCCAGCGGGAGGATCACCGGCCGGCGGCGGGTCGCCCGCCAACTCGGCGGCCATCGCGGCGAGAGACGAGCGCGGCGCAGCTGGCGGGGCGGCCGGCGCGGGCGGATCGCCCGCCGGGGGATCAGCGGGAGGCGGTGCGGCGGGTGGGTCTGCTGGCCCGCCGCCGCCGAGATCGCCCGCGCCGGCTTCGTCCTCGATGATCGCGTATCGCTTGAACATTGATCAGGGTCTCCGGTTTCTGATCAGCCGTCGCATTCCATGCGATAGGTGATCTGCTTGCTCGCCTGGCCCGCCACGGTTTCGAGCACCCATTGCTCGCCATGCGCGACGGTCACGGCCGTGTCGGTCTGGGCGCTGTTGTAGGTGGTCTGATCGGTCCACGTCTGCCCGCCGTTGGTGCTCTTGCGGGTCTTGACCGTGTTCGACGCATCGATCGAGCCGCCGAGGGTCAACTGCATCGAGGTATAGCCCGACGGGATCACGAGCACGTCGCCGCGGATCCCCACGCCTACGCTGCCGCCATTGGCAAAGGTGCCTGATACTTCAGCCGTCATCGTTCGGATCTCCCACGCCGTGCGCGATGTTGATCTGCGCGTTGATAAAGTTGATCACTGAAAATTGACCGTTTGCGTAGTCGGTCGCGCGGGCGCCGTCCTGGCCGCCGGGGTGCCAAATCTTACGGCAAAAGCGCGACTGTAGCGCCTCAAGGATAGCCACGCCGTCGGGGTTGTCCTCGAAGATGCGGGCATAAGTGCCAGCGTCGGCGCGGCGCTTGGCCGCGGCTTCGCTGGTGTGAAACTCGGTCTCGGCCATGACTTAGCGAGAAATGTACTGCAAGGCTTCGGATATCTTTGCCTTGACATACGGCGTCACAAGCTCCACGCCCGCCTCATTCGGATGCGTCGTGTTGAGCTTGTAAAGCGGGTTGTAAAGCTCGGGCGTTCCGCCATCGCCCACGAGGGGCCAGGTATTGATCACCAGCGCCCCGCTCGCAATGATCTCTGCCTGAAAGGCGCGCCGCTCAGCGTCCCACGCCGCGGTGTTATATCCCTCATTGGGGAAGCCTGTCATGAGGATCGGCACAACTCGATTTAGACGGCAAAAGCGCAGGAACGAATAAATCTGATTTCGGTATAGCGCCATGTGCTTATATCGGAGAGAAGGCGCGCCCGTCGGAACAAAAGCACCGGCCCCATTTGGGCTCACTGCCTCAAAGATCAGAATGTCCGGCTGCGCGAGTGTCATATGCGCTTGGGCAAGCGTCCAATAAGCATCCATCACCGACCCCGAGCACGCCATATTGACCGGGAGCACGGCTTGCGTCGGCGTCGATAGATCGCCGCACGCGCGCAAGCACCAATTGCTCCGGTTATCCGCCACCGATCCTGTCGAGTCCGAATGCGAATCACCAACAACGCCGACGCTCGCGAGAATGTCTTTCGATGCAAACTCAATCACGACCGGGCACATAAACGAGTTAGTGACCGCCATCGCCGTTGCGGGAGCGGCGACTGCGTCAGCGTCGACATAAACGGTCTGCGCAAGAAATCCACGGTTTGCGGCAGACGTCGCTTGCAAGCTCGCCACGCTTGAGCAAAAACCGTAATTGGTGACGGTGCCCTGATACCAAAGGCGGACATTGATCAGCGAGCCGGTACCGCCATCTGCGCGCGGGACGGATTGAATCGGCACCCAATCTGTCCAAGTGATGCTGCTTGTGTTCAGTGCACCGCCGCCGGCCGCTAACACCATCGCGGCGCTGCCCGCCTGCTTGAGTGTCTGCCAGCCGGTGTAATCCGCTGTATCGTCTACCGTGTCGACGCGCGCGCCTGAAACGATGCAGCCGGATTGATTTGCCGCCGTCGAAAAGTCCGCGGTCTCGGTCGATCCGACCAGTCCCTTACAGTTAACCGTGTTGCCTTGCTGGTTCCGGATCCCTATGCGGACAGCTGAAAAACTCGCGCATGGGATCTGAAATTTCGTTTGCCACGTCCGATCAGTGACAAATGGCGTCCCGATCGCCGTCCCGCCTGCCGTGTTGGCCAGCGCAAACATGCCGCGCTTAGTGAACCGCGGCGGCACGAACATTCCCGGCCGCACCGAATAGCCTTCCATTACCTGCCAGCCCGCGGCCGTCAGGGTGGCAAGCGCGCTGCTAACACTCGAGCTATCAGTCATCGTGCGATCCTCATTGCCCCGCCGCCACGCTCATGCGCGCGCCGCCGGATGCGGCCAAGCCTGCCGCGGTGGTGGGTTGTCCTGCGTCTTTCGCCTGCGCGGCCATGAGGCCCGCTTGCTCGGCTTCCTGCGCCGCTCGTGCCTTCTGGCGGGCGGCCTGCAATTGTTCGATCTCGGCCTGCTGGCGCATCCCTTCGCGCGGCACGCCCAGGCGCTCGGCGCGGATCTTATTCAACTTCGGCACGTCGACGTTATCGACGGACGTCGGATCGATGACCGCGTCGAGCGCCATTGTCGCGTTGAGGTAGGTATCAATCGCCTGCACGTCGGCCAACTGCTGGGCGCGGGCAAGCGGGCTCGTGAACTTCACGCGATATTCGACGTTGATCAGCGAGCGCGGCGGCGCGCCCAGGGCGCCGGCTCGCAGCGCCATCGCGAAGCAGCGCGCGATCAGCGCCATATGTAGCTCGGCCTGCTGGCGCCCGTACATCGGCCCCAACTGCTGGCGAATGAGATCGACGCGCACGTTAATCTCGGTGGCGGTGCGCGCCGGGCCGCTGTTGGCGGGCTCAAGCGCGTCGGCCATGAACACTTTGCGCACGGACTTTTGTAGGCGCTCGATGTCGATCAAAGTCTGCTGCAGGTTGCCGGCTTGCGTCAGCGGTTGCAGGTTGTCAATGTCGCCGACTACCAGCACCTTGCGCGATCCAAGCCGCACGTTGTGCGGATTAAAGACGCCATCGTCGACGGCCTTATAGGTGCCGGCGCCCGCGTGGATCTCCATGCCCTGCGTCTGCAGTAGCACGGTCTTGTTCAACTGGCGCAGGTCGGGGAGCGCGACATAGGCCGGGCCGATGCCGTAAGACGTGCCCGCCAGCACCATCCAGCGCGGCACGATGCAGGGGAACTCATTGAAGCCGCCCTCGCGCACGACGTGCGCTTGATCGCGCTCGATGATCAACTCGGCGAAAGGCATATTCAGCGCGAAGGGGCCGACGTTGTCACCGCCGCGCGGATAGATGCAATAGACGAAGCAAAACGCCTTGCCCGGATCGTCGGTGACGGACTCGCGCACCTTGTCCGAGACGCGGCCGGCGCCGAACTCGTTGATCGCTTGCTCGGCGGTCAGGGTGTACTCGCGATAGATGGTGTCGACCGGGCCGCCAGACTTGGACGCATAGAACACACAATCTGCGAATTCCCATTGCTCGAACTGGAACCCGCCCGCGTCGCCCTCCGTCACGAACATGACCGACTGTCCCGAGGCGACCTCATCGATCAGGCACTCGAACGAGACGGCATCGAAGTTCGATCCGTGGATCAGCTTCCACAGCTTGCGCGAGCTTTGATTGAGCCACAGCTTCGCCGAGTCGTCGGCGCCGTCGACTTCAATCTCGAACCATTGCGACGTGGCCGGCATCCCGCCATCCTTGAGCGCGGCGGCCAGGATGCGGGCCGAGTCGGTGCCGGTCGAGTCCATGAGATCGGCTTGCGCGGTGGCCGCCCAGCTGGTCTCCGTCTGTCCGTGGTTGCTTACCCCCGCGCCGCCCGTCGAGAAGCGCGCGCCCCGAATGGGGAAGGTGTAGGCGTAGCAGTCGCGCCAGATCCAGGCCAGCGCATCGCGGTCGCTCTTGCCCTTGGTGAAGCGTCGAATGTGGAAGGCTGGATCACTCATGCGACCATCTGCACCGTGGTTACGCCGTTGCGGACCGTCGAGGTCGCCACCGGGCGGCCCGTCGGGGTGTAGTCAGCGATCGGAATGATCGAGGCGGTCGGGCGGGCGCGCGGCTGGTTGTTCGGCAGGCGACGACGATCGCCGCGGTTGCCGCGCTGCGCGAGTACCCACGAATTGGTGCGCGCCAGGCGCGACGACGCGATACGCGCCTTTCCGGCGTTGTCGGTCGCTTGCTTGTCGGGATCGATGGCGTCGGGCTTTTTGTCGGTCAGCTGGACGCCGCCGCCCTTGGTCGGGTCGACCGTGCCGTCGGGGCGCCGCAGTACCGGGCCCGCGACGCCGCCGGCATTGGACGCTCCGCCGGTGACAAGCCCGGCAACGGCCTGCGCGCCGGGCAGGATCGATCCGCTGGCGATGCCGGTGAATATGTTCGTTGCCGCATTGGCGACGCCTGCGAAGCCGCCGCCGCCGGTGGCCGTGATGCCGGCACCGTTGCCAGGCGAGAGAATCGACCCGACCGCGTTGCTTAGGCCGCCATTGGCCACCCACTGCGTGCCCTTGCCGATGCCGTAGCCAGCGAGCCCGCCCTTGAGGGCCCCGAGCACGCCGCCGCCGTTCATGGCGCCGGTGGCCGCGCCGATGCCGGCCGCGACGAACTGGCCGCCGGGCAGGAAGGATGCGCCGACCTCAAGCGCCGTTACCAGCAGCTTGCCCAGGAAGGAATCTAAGAATCCCTCTTTGTGCTGCTGGTTGCGGGCCGCTTCGCGCAATCCCACGTCCAGCGACTCAAGCGCGTATTTCAGGAAGTGGGGCGAAGGCTTGTCGGGGAACTTGCCGGTGTCGAGAAACGCCTTGAACTGCTTCGAGATCGCGCTATTCGGCGAGCGGGCGAGACTCTGCGCCGTGTTCGATACCATCTTGTCCCATATGACCTTGCTGCCGCCCGCCTCATTTGCGCGGGCGCCGTATAGCTTGGTCAGTCCGGCGCCGACGTTATCCACGACCCAGCCATAACCGGCAGCGCCCGCGCCGGGCTTCGTAAAGTCCAGCGATTGAGCATTGACGGTGGCGACCGGGACGGGGATCCGGGACATGACGGCGAGTTAGGCGCCCGGCGCCGACAGCGGGCAGGCGCGGCCGATAACCCAGCCGGCCGGCGTCAGCAGGCGGCCGACGACGAAGTGCGCAGTCTCGCCACCGGCGCAGGGTTGCTTGTTTTCGTTCAGCGGCGTGCCCTCGGGGAACGGCAGTTCATGGCCGAATTTCTCGACGATGGCCGAGCGGCGCACGACCGGCACCGATACGGCCATGACGCCCTCGCCGAAGGTGGACAGGTCGACCGAATGGGATTCGGTGTAAACCTCGGGCACGGATGCGGCAGCGATGGCGGCCTGCGCGTCGGCGAGGATCTTCTGCGCGCCGGCCAGGTCGCCACGCTCGACGGCGGCGGATGCGGCACGCGACTGCGTCAGCGCCTCACGCTCGGCGGCCACGCGATCGGGATCGGCGTCGGCATTGTTGAGAGCGGGCAGGGATACGTCAGTGTTCGGCGTCGGGTCGCCGGGGATCTGTACTGCGGTGCGAGACATGCGGCGGGCTCCTTGGTGGACGACTTTCGCGCATAGATTGCGGCGCGCCGTCTGTCGGAGTCAATGCCGGCGGCACTTGGCCGCGTTGAGTGTCCGGGGCACCCGTTGCGCGCTTATGTCTTGCGACGCCCCCGATCAGACTTCGGTGCTGTGCTGAAACCTTTCCGCGGGCCGGCTATACGGGTCGGAATGTTCTTTGCTTTGAACTAAGGGGAACGAGTAGCGCGCCCGCTTCCTAGGACGGCGACATCGTCGCACAAAACGCGCGCACGCGCGCGACCCCCTGATCGTATATGTCGCCGCGTTCCACATGGAACGATCCGGCGTTCTTTTACCCCCTAACGGGTAGGCATGGTCATGCCAGCCCCAGCGCAGCCCGCGCCCGGTTGTAGAACATTTCCCGATCGGCGAGCCCGTTCGTGCCCCCGTTGATGCGGCGCGTGATCTTGGTGAAGTTGACCGTACCGCCGTCGGCCAATTCGTTGAGGCCGCGCCCCTTCCAGAACCAGCCCGAGACGCGGGCGGCGTTGTGCGGATCTTCGAGGATCTCGGGATGCGCGACGCAATCGAGGCCGAGCGCGACGCGCAATTGCTCGTAGTTCGCCCGGCCGGTGATCTGGATGAGGCCCCGGCCCCGGAAGCGCGCGCCGTCTCCCGGCTGCGTGTTGCCCAAGTCCTTGCGGCCCTCGTAGGCTTCGCCGCTGGCGATCTCGCGGACATAGCGCAATTGCCCGGACTCGTGCGCCAGCTGGGCGAGCCAAGCGGCGATCCGCTCTTCGGTGTTTATGTCGAACTCGGCGGCGGCGGTGACGAGCGGCACGGTAAAGAGCGCGGCGCGCGGGCCGGATTCCGGCATGATGCGGCGCAGTAGGTCAGTCGTGATCATCGGGTTTCGTCTCCTGTGTGTCCGCGGCCCACTTTTGGAGCGCGATCAATTGTTCTTCGGTTGCGCCGCATACTTCGGCTTCGAGTTTCTTCTGCCGCTCAATGTCCGAGGGCTTGAGCGTCGGGCCGGCCGGGACCAGCACCAGCCCCGAAAGGCGCGTCGGTGGCAGCATGAGCACCAGCGGCAGCGGCGCCCCCGGCGCTGGCCCTGTTGGTATCGTTCCACATGCCGACAAAGTCAGCAGGCAGATCACAGCGGCGATCATCTTCCGGCGTGACCACCGGCGGCAGGCTCTTGATCTCATCGTGGATCGTCCTCGTGCGGGTGATGTATTGGACCGTCGCGGCTTCCGCCTTGCGCACGTTGCGCATCGTGGCTGCCATGCGAACGCGCTCGGCGACCGCCTCGGCCGCGTCGCGGCTGGCGTTGGCTTGGCTGTGGCCCTTGTACCAGGCCCAGCCGTGCGAGAGCGTGAGCGCCAGCACCAGCGCGGCCAGCCGATAAGGGATCCCGATCACCGGCCGCGCTCCCGTCTGATCGCCTTGTTGATAGCTTCTCGCACTGCCAGCAGATCGGCCATGCGATCTTCCTCGGACTCTTGCCGCCACCTGTCGCGGCGATCGGCCTGCGCGGCGGCGTCTGCGTTTTCCTTCGCTGCGGCGCGTAGCTCGGCCACGGCGGCCCGCTCTTGCGTTAGCTTGGCCGCATACTCTCCGGCCAGCAATTGACCGTCGATCATTCGGCGAAAGGCTTCGACACCGTCGATCGCGATGTCTCCGAAGATGGCGGCGGCGAGCGCGTCGGCCCGCAGCTTGTGATTGATAGCGGCGCGGTGCCACGCCTCGGCCGCGTTTTGTGCGGCGTCGAGGGCAGGTTGCAGTTCGGCGCGGACTTCCGCGCGGATGATTTCGCGCTGATCCTCAAGGCTGGCGCCGGCCAATTCCTCTAGCCGCTCGATCTCGTCGGCCAGCGCCGCCGCCCTGCCGGTTAAGGTGTTCATGCAGGTCATGCTTGCCCCCGTTTGGCGCGGGCTTCGGCCCCGCGGATAAGTTGCCCGCACGAGATCGTGCAGCCTTTTTGGCTGGGCTTGCCCTTGATGAAAGGCTTGCGACAGGCGCCGCAGATGGCGCGATATTTGACCGCGAGATAGCCGCCGGCGTTGCGGCAAGACTGGCAGCGGGCGTGCTCGTCCCGCGCGTTCATCGGCTTGCGGCAGACGGCGCACAACTTCTTGCCGACCGGCGCGGCCGGCTGGAAATGGCGGGCGGACCAGGGCGCGGGCGCCAGGTTGGGCGTGATGTTCACGCCTCCCGCCCGCGCGCCATGACGCCTTGCCAGTAGTCCAGCCACCACGGCCAATCATCCTCGGGCTCTCGGATCGTGTCGTGGATGCAGGCGCGGCGGTGTTCGAGCGTGTCGCCGCGCCGGCTGCACGCGTCCTCGATCAGCGT